ACGTGTCTGTACTTGCAGGGTCGTCAGAAGTTCCATTAGAAGAACCCTTACTCATACCATCACCTGCGCGTGTCTCCTGCTTAGGTAGCTCGTCTTTATTGACTGGAGCATCTTCGGCTTTTGGATCAACCTTAAACACAGATGTTCTAATCTTATTCATCACAGGTCTGTCAGCTTCAATAGCATTTACAGAGAAGATACGTTGGATAGCTTTTGAGTACTCTTCAAGATCAACTTCATCCAGTTTACCAAACTTAAAGTAAGGTAGTTCTGTATCTGACCAACCATTAAGCCTGAATGTTTGTGGGATAAGATCGTTGTTTAAAGTATCAGCAATTTCTTGAAGTCTGGCCTCAACAGCCATAGACATAAGGTTAGTCTTTGCGCCAGCAAGTGCAAAAGAACCTACTTGATCCTGACCCATTTTAAGGAAGTCAGCAAACAACAGTGTAAGTATCTTGTTGTCCCAGCGTCTAATAATCTTGTCTGTGTCGTATTGCTTGCCACCTTGAACACCCATAAGTTCGAAGTCAAACATAGGTTGCTTTGATTCCGGATCGTGGGCTTGTGGTAGAACTAGACCTGCTTGCTCGTTGTTGTGAATATTACGGATTATCTTTTGATAATAATCGTAAATAGCTTTCTCATCAGGAGTAGCATCTTCAGACATATAACGAGGTGGAATCTTTATTCTCGTATATTCGACAGAGTTCGCTAGAATCTGCCCGTTCTCTTATGAACTGCTGTATGTTTCCATACAGGATAGACTATATCATCATCCTAAAAGGATGTCTTCCATTTCGACTACCAATCGCTTGTAGTCTACTCCCCTGCCGGGGATAGTCGTTGCACGTTACTTTGAAGCACACATTCAGTTAAATGTTAAAGTCTTTAGAGATATCTGTATATATTCTTTTTTGTCGAATATCTTTTATGATATGCATCTTAACTTTTAGATTACGAGACCCACCAACAATATCTCCAGCAGAAATTCCTTGCTCTAGTTGAGAGCAAATCCAACGAATGGTTTTGTCGGAAAGTATTCTACTTTTGCTGGGAATCTTGTAATCTTTAGATATAGAAGTCCAAGTTTTTCCAGACCGTATAAACGATACGATATGTGAGGCAACTTCTAGTGAATCAGCTATTTCTTTGTTTGTATGTCCTTGTTCGAGCAGTGTGCAGATTTGTATAACTTGTCTAGACTCTGTAGCCTTATTCCCGTTGTTGTCTCCAACACCGCGACCTAAGATGTCTACAGCATGTCTCATATTCTCTTGTGGAGTACACCACTCAAGATTACCAAGTTTATTGTTTATCTTATCCCCGTCCTTATGATTTACATAAGGCTTGTTCTCTGGGTTATCAATAAACGCTTCTGCAACAAGCCTATGAACACTTGCATACATACGACCGCCGGTTGATGCAACAAGGGATACTTTGGCGTATCCTGTTAGGCCTACCGAAGGCTTTATAAACTGATTCTTTGAATTAAATACTGAACCTTTGTGTGTTACGTAGTACCCTTTTGAATTGGGTATAAGTTTTTTCATATACAACCTCCTACTGATGTTTCAGAGAATGTAATGCTTCAAAGTCTTCGCTCAGGATTGCCCTCGCCATAATGCGTTAGGGGTTTCCCTGAATTAGAAAGATGTTCGGTGTAGATTACTCTACAAAGCCGCTGGAACTTTCGTTCAACGGGCATACCAACCATATCGCGGCTGATGCCAATAGCTTCTTGCTCTTCAATAAGACTACGATACTTCCAAGCGAAATAAACTTTCTTAAGAGGGCTATTGCCTTCTGGATTATTTCTTTTTGGGTTAGTTCTAAACAGTAGGAACTTATTACGAGGAATCTCTATCTTGTTTGAAGTAGTAAGTAGATTTCTGAATCTATTCAGATCGTAGCTGGCAGATAAATCTTGCGAAACTCCGATAACATCCCTTCCGTCTTCTGAGAAGAGAAACTTCTCGATAGTGTCCTGAGAGCGTACAGGAAGCTTCTTCCAACCTACAAGCCCATCGGTGTACTTTGACCCACGTTCTTTTAAACGCTTTCTATAGACCTTCTCATGGACCGAGAAGCCGTAGGTCATAAACGATGTAGTCTCTTGGATGAAGTTTAACCAAGTGTGCTCCATATCGTTACGGCACTGTTGGATAAACTTTGATTTCTTAATCTGATCTTCCGTGGCATCGTAAGGGGCTTTTACTTCCCACTCAACTCGTGAGATCATCATTTCAAATAATTCTAAGGCAGAAGCGATAGTTGCATCGTAACCCATTTGCTTGTAAGTTGTTATAACTGAGGGCCAGCGTAGTTCGCGTTTCATTTCCTCGTAGATTATATCGTTGCTTACTTTCAAACCTACAGTTGAAACCTCACCCATTCTAAGTCTTTCGGGGGATTTTTCACCAGATTGTAAATCGAGATTATCTTCTGCCATGAATTATCCTCACGTATAGTTTAGAGTGAATGGGTTAGTCTGTGTAAAATTTGGTAACTTAAAATCAGGCAGTGTGATAGACTGCGTTAAGGCCCAATAAGCATCCGAAGATGCGTCTACTTGCAAAATTATCTTAACCATAGCTCGTTAGACTAAGGCCATCTTTTTATTTTGAGTGAAGGGTTTACCGTTCTTAGCGCCCATACTTTTATTTTCACGCTCTGTAATAAACTTGCAAGTTTCCTTGCTGTAAACCTTACAACCTTCTACAATAGTATCTTTGTCTAGGTTGTATTTTAGTCGGTTGCTGTTCTGACCTTCAAGCCAACCTTCAAAATTATCTAGAGTTTGTATGTCCTCTATGAACTTTGAAAGGCAATGCCAGCTAGGGTCTACTGTAACCTTACCAAAATAACCTCGGGTGTCTGCTTCACAGTAGCAACGCTTTAGCATGTTCTGCCAGAGCTGCTTTGCCTGCTTCCAGAAGACAACCTTCTCAAACTCTCCGTAATATCCTTTACCATAAACAGATACAGCGTATAGGTCTCTAACCTTACCTGCCTTTATATTGTCTATGTTGGCTTTTCTTACAAAACCTGTCTGCTCAAACTGGATTATACATTGCTTACCAGTTTGATTTAGGATACTGAAATTAAGTCCTGAATTTGATACGTATTGATTGCCCATAGAAATTCTCCTATAGTTAAAAGATGCTGCATATTGCCATGCAGATGAGACTATATCTTCAAAAAACGTATTACCGTTTTAATTGCCTGCCGCTTCGAGTCACTTGACTCTACATAATAGTCGTTGCACGTTCAATTATAAACAGTGTTTATAAAAGCTTCGCTCAGTATTGTCCAAACCATTTGGCTTGCAGGTTCACTGAATTCAACAGGTTTATAGACGACCAAGTTTTTTCTAAATCGTCTTTCTTATTACGACTGCCATCAAAAGATTCAAGCTCATCAATGTAAGTATCATTCCACTGCCCTGTGACCAGCTTAACAAAGCCAGCTTCAGAAACTGAAGTGTAAGGGGCAAATCGGGTTAACTTATTTTGATTAGTTGTTTTGACTTTCGAGTGGTACCCTAAGTCTGCGAGGTCACGTACAAGTTGTTGTGCGTAAGCCTTACCAGCAGCTCCGGGGTCAGCAGGAATAATAATTTGTGTGTCTGTACCGTCTTGTTTAGCACACTTAACAATCTCTTGGAATACACCTTGAAATCTATCACGGAATCGACTGACATCTTCTACGATGTATGTGTCTTCCTCGTCTAAGCTCATTAGCACACCAACAGTCCAGTCTGGATTTGGGTATGTTTCTGATGGTAGACTGCCTGATATGTCCCAAGCTCTGACTCTCTTCTTAACTCTGAGAGGTCTTTGAGGTATCATTTCAACCCATTCTTTCTTCCAGTACCCTGAGTCTTGTGCTCTAGCGAACCAAGAACCGTGTAGAAGTCTTTCCTTCTCAACACGACCAAGAGACTCAAGTGTGTCTACATAGTCAGGGTTGTTCTCCATAAGTGGAGGGTTATCGTAGATGTTAGCAGGAATGAACTTGAAAGACTTAATACCTTTTGGGCCATATAGTTCAATCAGTTCTTCTCTTGAGTTTGCCCATATGTACTCGTCACCTTGTCTTTTAAAGTAACGAACAACACCTGCTTTTTCTGGAAGGGGAATACCTGTAATCGGATCTAAGTACCACTCAACCCATCTACGTAAAAAACTATCATAGTCTGGGTTACAAGTAATCTTCATCTGTGTTTTGTGCGTATAGTTAGCACTACGAATACGAGATCTTAGATAATCGACTTGAGTTTCTGTGAAGTGAGTACCTTCGTCAAATAGTACGAAAGTATACTGAGCACCCTGATGTGAATATTTATCCTTCTCCATTTCTAAGTGGGAGAATTTAAGGGTTGCGCCTGATGGGAAGACTACAGTTTTGTCTTTCTCTTTAAATGTAACTCTACGGTCAAAGTTTTTATACATCTGACGAGCAGTGTCCCATAGACCACCACCAGCGGTAATCTCTGGCATGGTTCTTCGGAAGATAACACCACGAAAGTTTGGATCAGATACGAATAGAAGCGGAGTCATTAAACCTACATAGCTTTTACCGCTACCGGCTGCTCCACCAAATACCGTAATGTCCGCATCACTTAACAAGAAGTCTTCTTGTCTAGGACTGGCTGGACCTACTTTATCTGCCATATTGTTGCCTCAGAAATAGAGACAAATAGATGTAATGTATCAATACTAATATTGTACAGGATATTTCATATTTGTCAATAGGTTGGGATAAATTAATTAAAATAAATTTGAAATGGTGCTCCGAGTCGGGGTCGAACCGACAACTCATAAGTTTTAAGCCTATTGCCTCTACCTAGATTGGGCCACCGGAGCATAGTAATGGCGCTTCGCCAGAGTGTCGAACTCCACTAACAGGTTTTGGAGACCCGTTTATTCGCCGGAATGCAAAGCATAATTGGAGGAAGATGAAGGAATCGAACCCTTATCGCTTTCGCAATAGCAACAGCATTCAAAACTGTTTGACCTCCGTTGGTCGCCACCTTCCATTATTTGGTACTCAGGGAGAGACTCGAACTCTCAATCACTTGGACCTAAACCAAGCGGCTATGCCAATTCGCCTACCTGAGCATAAATCGGTGGAGGAAGATACTGGTAACGATCCAGACACGCTATAAACATGCGTAACGCTTAGCAGGCGCACCTTACAACCTTGTAAGTTTATCTTCCAAAATTAGGAGCAGAGTTAGGGATTCTAACCCTTGGTGGATGCTGTGGATAACCCGTAACACCTCTTATTGATTCTTACCAGAAAGCACTGGGCTTACTCTGCATAAATTGGTGGAGCCATAAGGAATCGAACCTTATTCTTCTGTGCTTCAAACAGACGTAGTGACCACATCTACCATAGCTCCGTATTCTGAATTAGGGGAGCCTCTCTCAGCTCCTTGTCACACCACTGACCTACTCGTATAATGCATTATCTCCTTTGGGTTGGCAGGTGTCGCCATCAGCATCTTGAAACCCCCGAAAGCGATCTCGCCAACGGCTGGTGATGCTAGTATTTGGTCGGCTTTTTGTCAATACTCACTGGGAACATTCCGATAAAACTCAGTTCATGCTGGCGCTACCAGACAATATGGTTGCGGGAGGGTGACTCGAACACCCGTACATCGGCTTATGAGACCGAGCTGGAACCCCTCCAGTCTACCCCGCATTAATATGGCTTTTGAGGTAGGCTTCGAACCTACAGCTCCTTTCGGAACGTGATTAACAGTCACGCGACTTTACCAGTTTGTCTACTCAAAAATGAAACTTGGAGCGGATAACCGGCCTCGAACCGATGCGCGGAGGGTGGAAGCCTCCAGCTCTACCAAACTGAGCTATACCCGCATAAAATCGTAATAGTTAAATTGCCTTGCCGTTCTAATTCTATGGCAATTTGCACAAACTACCTCACACTTCTCAATCTCTCTCATAAGTGTTTTGAAAGGTGTGTAACTAATTCTTTCTGATATATTATAAGACTTATCCCTCTGATGGTCAAGTTCTAGAACTCTAAAATCATCATTGCCACAATCACTGCACTTCTGTTTCTTTAGCCAATCGTAAAACTCTAGTCTATACCTCAAACTTCTTTCTGTTTTCTGGTCTAGATAAGTCTTCTTATTCTTAGAGTAGTGATTGTTTCTATAAGTCTTCATACAATCTTTACAAATGGAGTTTCTAGTTTGTCTAACCTTATTCCTGAAGTTAAAAGAATCCAAACTTTTACTTTCTTTACAGGTGCTGCAAACTTTCATTAGATCTCCTTTTAAATACTCTTTGGGGTGACTTGTGGGAATCGAGCTCACTTCCTCGGGGTCACATCCCGAACATCATCCTTAAATGCTTTAGCCACACCAAAAAATACTTTATAATAATGGAAGACCCATTCGGACTCGAACCGAAAGCCTTCTGAGTCAAAGTCAGACGCTCTGCCAATTGAGCTATGGGCCAATAATATGGCGCTCGTGAAGGGTTACGATCCCTCTACTTCACCGTGACAGGGTGGTGTGATAGCCAGTTCACCACACGAGCTTTAAAATGGTCTCCCCAAGGAGTGTCGATCTCCTTTCTTCAGGTTGAAAGCCTGATGATTTAGCCGGTAATCTATAGGGAGATTAAATTGGTTCCGGTCTCAGGAATCAAACCCGAATTTCTGGATTACAAGACCAGTGTGTTATCGTTACACCAGACCGGAATATTTTAGTACGACTTACCGTCTTTATATCTTTTTCTACGAAATGAAGTTTTGATTGCTGTATACATCCTAATTTGGAATCGGGAACAAGATTCGAACTTGCATGATCCAGATTTGCAATCTGACGCCTAAGCCTTTCAGCCATCCCGATATAATCTTTTAAACAGGTTGCACAAGTTTCAATTAAAAGTTGAGTTGTGTTTGCTGTAGGCAACCTAATATGGTGGATGAGGTAGGATTCGAACCTACGTGATGTTACTGCCAGATTTACAGTCTGGTGCATTCGTCCACTCTGCCACTCATCCGAAATTGGTCTCCCCCACAGGTCTCGAACCTGCTCTTCTCGGCCCCAAACCGAGTGTGCGCCCTTGAAACACTTAGGAGAGTTTTTTAAAACTCTTTAAAACAGATTCACATTTTACGTGCTCTACCCGCTGAGCTACAAGCTGCGTACAACTTGGTTGGACTCGAACCAACGACCACGATCTTAGAAGGATAGGTTGATTGCTGTAGTGAATCTAATACTTTTTTAAACCATGTCTTCGAGTCTAACACCTTTCTTCATTTTGTCAAGGAATTTCTTAAAATTCTTTTTTCCGCCATACTCGCAAACTAATTTATCGGCTGCGGTAGAAGCGGCAAATGCTTCAGGTTTAACTTTTGGATTCTCACCAAACATGCCAAGAACCATGCCGGTAGCTTCTTTAATGGCTACGTTAGACTTGTGACGTTTATCTGGATTGATGTCTAAGTGAATTTCGAAGGTGCGATCACCTGCTGCTTCACGAACTTCATATCCAATCTCACATGCCATTATTGCTTCGTTAACCATTCTTTGACGAAGACTACCGTAATCTCTTTCGACTCTCTTGAAAGAAAACATCTTCGCTCCATGTTTCGTATCTAAGTGTACTAGAATTACACAAGCAAATGCAACAAATCTTTTGTCTTTCTTTCCAAATCGTTTTGAGTCGCAACCAATGTATACACTAGATTCCGCTGAGCTATTCGCAATATACTCCTTTGCTTCTTCTAAGTCAAACATTAGTTGCTCCTTTTATTTAGTGATGTTTTCTAACTCGTCTTTCTCCATCCAAGGAAACATCTTAACAAACATTTCCTCTCTTGTTAAGGCAAACCATACTAATCTGAAATGATTAATTCTGTTCGACTTGTCTGCTGGAGATTTCTTATCTCTTATGAAGACGTGAAAGAATACTAACATACCTAGTGCCGCTGGTGCAAGCATAAATATGAACATTATTGCAAAAACTACGAATAGAATTGTTGTCATGATCTCACCAAGGATTCGGAAGTCTATAAACAATGGTTACGTAATCTATACCAGTGTTCGGAGAATGAATGCCTGCTGAACTATGATGGGTGTATTCTACTCGGAAGACCTCGTTAAAGTCAACACCTATTCCTAGTTTAAAATTACTGGTGCCTACGAGGTTGCTCTCTGGGTTGTAGCTAAGGCCTAAGCGGAAGTATGGCTCTACGCCCATGTAACCCCATGAGGGCTCTATAAGGCGACTGACAGAGGCAATCTTAACGTAATCCTGTGGGCCATTCTTTGTGCTGCCTTTCTCTATAAGAGTGCCTTGCAATTCCCAACCATTATAGTTGTAGCCGACATCGGCCACTTTAAGTGTTGAGTTTATTAAGGTTGTCCCTAT